GCGATGGTGTGTGGGTCGAAGAAGAAGGTTGGAATATGGCAGGAGGGTTCAAAGCCTCCACTATGCCTCACGTTCTCGTTAGGAACGCCGACAGTACCTTTACATTCAAAAGGTTTGAATGGGATACAAGGAAAGTAGGCGATCTCGACAGTAACGGTGACCCCTCGTTCGTGGGTAGACAGATCAACGATATATTCGTCTATGCAAACAGGCTTGGACTGCTCAGCGACGAAAACGTGATCTTCTCGGAAGCTAATACGATTCCTAACTTCTACAGGAAGACGGTAGCTCAGCTTCTTGATGATGATCGTATCGATCTCGCCGTTATCAGTAAAGATGTCTCTATCCTCAGTCACGCTATACCTTTTGCCGAAGACCTCGTACTCATGTCTGACACGACACAGTACAAACTCCAATATGCGAACTACCTCTCTCCTAAGTCGGTGAAGGTGTCTTATATGTCGTCATTCAATGCGTCAACTCGTGTGAAGCCCGTCAACATGGGAGCCTCCGTTTACTTCATTGACGATGCCCAGACCTACACTTACGGCAAGTTGATGGAGATGTATGTTAGAGAAGACAACTCTCAGGCAGATGCTGACGATGTAACTTCAGCTGTCCCTGAGTATATTCCCGCTGACATCCGGTTCATCGCCGCTAGTCCGCGTATGAAGCTTCTTCTGACTGCTTCACTGAAAGACCCTAAGGCACTCTACGTCTACAAGTACTATTGGGCAAACAACGAAAAGGTTCAGAACGCTTGGGGCAAGTGGACATTCCCCGACTGTCAGAAAATCCATTGGGTTGGTTTCCTCAACAACTACGCTTACATCGTGATTCAGCGTAACGGGGCTATCTTTCTCGAAAGAATGAAGGTTGATGAAGACGTATTCACGAATGCTTCTGCGTACACCGCTCACATTGATCGTCGTATTGATGCCAACAGCCTGACTCTCTCATATGCGGATGGACCGAACGAAACTACCATCACACTACCGTATGCCACCGCTGGCAATGTTGAGGTAATCCATACCGATGCGAATGTAACTGCTCTCAGGAACAATGTAGTTGGGATTAACTCGACTACATTTAAGGTGAAGGGAAACCTCACCGTAGCTTCTGATATCAAAGTCGGAGTCCCATATACGTTCCTCTTCCAGTTCTCACAGCAGTATCCTCGGACAGCTGAGGGTAAGCTAATCTTGGAGAGCCGTCTACAGCTTCGTTACATGACGTTGGAATACCATAACACGGCCTACTTCCAGTTCACGACGAAGACACCAGGTAGAGGTGCCTACGTGACTACCTTCAACGGTAAGACCGTAGGTGGTGTGAGTTCTGTCCTCGGTCAGGCTTACTTCTCTAGCGGTACTCAGCGTATCCCTATGATGGCTAACGCCGCTGATGTCACTCTGACTATCACTAATGATGGTCCATTCGGTAACGCTTTCGGCGCGGCGGAATGGCAGGGTATCTTCCAACCAAAAACAAGAAGGATGAATTGATGAACAAGCACGTTCGAATCCCAACAGACGCGGACGTGCAGTTCGTCGCCGCTAACATCCGTGAGACTGACGCTAAGGAATGTGAACTCGTTTCACAGACTCCCTATGACGCTATCGCTCACGGTGTGGCTACATCCCACCTCGCATACACCCTCTTGGATAATGACGGTACCCCCGTTGCTATCCTCGGGGTGTCTGCACCTTATCCTACAGGTCTTGGTGCTATCTGGCTCCTTGGAACTCCCGGTATCGAGAAGGTACCTATGACATTCCTTAGACAGTCTCGACATGTCCTTAAAGACATCCTGACCGAATACGAAGGTGTCTTCAACTACACACTGACGTCTAACACCGTTCACGTCCGCTGGCTCCGCTGGCTAGGCTTCTCCTTCCTCAGGGAAGTTGAGATGAACAATCACCAATTTTATGAATTCATTAAGCTAAGAGGCTAACATGTGTACACCTACAGCTGCCGTGCAAGGCCTCGGCGCAATCGCTTCGTTTGGCACTCAAATGCAGCAGACCAATGCCTACAACCAGTCCGCCGCTACAGCTCACAGAGACGCCTCAATGGCCGCTCAGGGCAAGTACGAAGGTGAACAGCGTTCACTCATCGCTGATACCCGTCAGGCTCTCTCTCAGGGTTATGACGCTGAACTAAAAGCTAGAGAGTCTCAGGCCTCTGCTAGAGCCTCGTCTACATTCGGCGGTATCTCCATGAACGATATTCTTTCCGCTGAACGACAGAAAGCCGCTACGAACGCTGCTAAGGTCACTCAGTTCGTCGGCGATGCCAAAGACAGTTACGGAAACAACGTCAAGGCGTTTGAGCAGGAAGCCTCAGGGCGTATCAACTCTACGCCGTTCAAGGCTGGTCCGTCCCTCGTCAACCTCGGCCTAGAAATTGCCGGAACTACGCTAGACTCGTGGGATTCTCCCAAAAACATCTTCAAGGACTAAACCCATATGACTATTGTTACACAGGACCAGGGAAGCCTCAACTTCGGCGGAGGCTCACAGCCCCGTACTCCCGATACTTATACTGGCCTGAGTGGCAGTGCTTCAAGCGGTAACGCAGAGGCTCTTGTAGCCGCTCTCGGCAATCTTTCCGGTTCGATGGCAAGACGTGAACAGCGTCAGGAGCAGAAGACGGAACAGAACGACGAGATGCTTCTCCGTACGACCGTTGACAGCTTCGAGAGAGACAAGCAGACAGGCCTTAACGACCTGGCTATCAAGGGCAAGCTACCCGCTACCATGTCTCCGCGTCTGGTCGGTATGGCTCAGCAGGAGATCGGTAAGCGGCAGTTCGCCTCTGAATATACTACTACACTCCCGTCACTCCTTGCTGACCCGAACTATCAGAACAACCCACAGGCTTTGGCCGCATGGGAACAGTCTGAGCGTCAGCGTATCTACGAATCTACCGCAGACAGTCCTATGAAGAGGGCAGGTGCGCTTCAGGCCTTTGACGCTGCTTACGGCAATCTCAAGGGACAGCTGACACAAACTCAGTCTCAGGCTATCCTCGATGCCAACAAGGCTGACTTTCTCGACAATGCCTCACCCGCTTCGGCGAAGGTTAAGAACTATGCACTGGAAGCAGCTAGACAGGTTGGTATTCCTCCTACTTACATCGCTTACCTCGTCAACACCGAGAACAAGAGTGGACAGGAAGATATTGTCACGTCTGTAAAGGGTGCAACGGCTGCCGGCCTCACTCAGATCACTGACGGCACTTGGTCACATCTCGTTGAGAAGTATGGCACTCAGTACGGACTCACGATGGAGAACCGTAACGATGGTCAGAAGAACGCTATCGCTGCCGCTCTCTATGCTAAGGAAAACGGGGACTTCTTCAAATCCTACGCAGGTAAGGAACCTACCCTTGATGTCTTCATGGGTTCGCACTTCCTCGGACCAGGTGGATATAAGAAGGTCTACGAAGCTGACCCGTCTACACCGATCAACAAGGTTATCACGGGTGATGCGTATTCCAACAACACCTCACGCTTCGTAAAGAAGGACGGCTCTGTAATGACCGTCAAGGAGTTTCAGGCTGACCTCGCTAACCGCGTGGATTCAGATGACTTCTCGACAGACTACACCCACCGTTACGATGGTCTACCAAAGTTTGACATGACCCGGGATTCGTTCGCCTCCAAGAACTACCAGTGGACTGATCTCAAGAACAACGGTGAATACGGCGGTGACGGAGAGATCGATGGCCGTTTGGTCCGTATGCTCGATGATGTCACAGATCGTTTCGGCCGTAAACTCAAGCTGACCTCCGCTTTCAGAAGTGCAGACTATAACAGCAAGGCCTCGTACACGAAGGACTCGCAGCACTCCCACGGCACCGCTATTGACATCGACGTATCGGGCATGAATGACAAGGAGAGGGAAAACCTCGTAGCCTTGTTCACGGCTCACGGCGCTAAGGGAATGGGTCACTACGACAACGGAACTATCCATGTTGACCTTAGGGACAGTAAGGGTAAGCAGTCCGATGGTATGGCTCTTTGGTACCACAATGCTAACGGCACACAGGACCACACGGCGGCTAACCCATGGTTTGCGGCAGGTGTTGAGAATGGTCGTAAGATGCGTGATACCGACACCGTGCCTATCCCAACCCACAACAACACCCCGCAGAACGGCTTTCAGCTTTCTGTCTACGATGGTGTGCGGCGCGGATACACGGCTAAACAGGCCACTACTGAACTCTTCAATCACTACTTGCAGATCGGTACTGACACCCGCGACGTCTCCGTCCTCGATCAAATCCCGGTCGAACTACTGAATGTCGAACAACAGGCTAAGCTGTATTCGCAGCGTCAGCAGATCGTTGACATCAAGAATACCGAGAACGTCAACCGCGTCAGAACCACCGAACTAAATCGTGTTGCGGCTGAAAAGTCTCAGCAGGATGCGATCATGGAAGCCCTGGCTAACGGTCAGACTATCGATGCTCTCAAGATGGCTAAGGTATCGTTCACCGATGCTGACGGCAACCAGAAGGAAGTCGTATCGGCTGACGTCTTCAAGTTCGCTCAGGGGCTGTCTACGGACTTCGTGGACCCTGAAACATCTGTAGTCAATGCCGAGAACTTCAACGAGTTGATGCAGGAGTCTGTCCTTACGGGAGACTTTACCCGTCTCAATAAGGAATTCCTCAAGACTGATTCTAACAAGATGCCGTCGAACAGGGAACTACGGGACTTCATCGCCTCGTCTGATCTCTTCAACAGTGAGCAGTCCAAGTCTCTGATTACGGGCCTTGCTCAGAATCAGCAAGTCGGTGAACTCCTTGACGAACAGACTTTCAACAGGGCTACCCGCGATCTTCAGAAGACGTTTACCACTAAATCCTTTATGGTCGAAACCTTTAGGACTATGGACCCTAAGGCTCAGCCAATCCTAGACAACATCAAGCTGGAGTCTATCGAAAGGTTCAGAACCGAATACCACGATCAGATTGTCGCTCACCTCAAGTCTCAGGACGAACTAGGACCACTTACGGAAATCAAGAAGCGTGAGTACATGAAAGCGGCTCAGGCGGAAGCTAAGGCACTCTATAACGAGAACATGACTGAACTTCAGAACATGCTCAAGGAAAAGGTACCAGCTGACCGTATGGCACTGAATGAAGATGGAATGATCTCGGATACCTCCCAGACCGTTGACCCATCGTCAGCCTTACCCCAGCCCGTTTCTACGGCTATCCCTACTGGAACCGAAGTCACCTTTGACATTGGTAACGGTCCTCAGACAGCCACAGTCTCTGAAATGGTAGACGGTGTAGTGTTCGTTAAGGACGCTGACGGCCTGAACATTACGGTAGACCTCAATCAGATCACGTCTGATATCTCAGCATACACTGGAACTCCCGCTGCCGACCCTGGCGAGACTATGGACATTCCAGGAGTAAGCCTCACAGACGGTATCGATGAAAACCAGCGGGCTAACTACCCACGTCCTTATGAACAGGTTGGTATCGCTAAACCCGGCTCAAAGATGGGTGACGCAATCGCACGGAGACAGAACGCTCCAGTAGGCCCAACTAACTAAACAAAACCACACGGAAAGTGAACATGGAAGAAATCCTTATCGACGGCGAACGCTACGCTATCCCCCCGGGGAAGACCGCCGCTGACATCTATCGCCTCGTAAAGGGCCGCACCAAGACCACTGCCGCAATGCCTACCGCTCCTGCAACTCCTTCTGAGAATACTTATACCTACCCTCAGAAGGAGTCAGGGGGCTCCCTACTTGGTGACCTTGACCAGGATGTGCTGACGACTGACAGAGACTGGCTCTATGCCTCTGGTCGTCTACACAAGATGAACGAAGGTAAAGAATTCGTAGGAACCGCTAAAGACCTCGCTGACTACGGCTTGGACAAGCTCGGTTACTTCAACTACAACATTGGGTCTATGGCCCTTGACACCCGCGCACTCTCTCAGGCGGACAAGGAAGACCAAAAGGCCTTTCTCTATCTCATGGAGAAGTACGATGAACTCGCCCCCTCATGGCGTGGTGCCGGCCGTATGGCTAAGGGTGTCGCTACCGACCCTACAACCTATCTAGGCCTTGCCTCTCTCGGTATCGGTTTCGGTGGTTCACAGGCCGCTAAGGCCGTTGGCAAGTCCGCAGTAAAGCTTGGTCTTAAAGAAGCCCTCAAGGCAGGGATTGCTACAGGTGCTTACTCTGCCGCTGACGACATCATGCGTCAGGACGTCGAACGCAATGTCAGAACCGATCAGGAGTATAGTGGTGCTAGAACCCTCGGTGCTGCCGCTATCGGTGGAACCATTGGTGCCGTTCTCGGCGGTGGTGTTGCCGGAACCGCTACAGCCCTCTCGAACCGCAAGGCCGCTAGACTGGCTGAAGGTGTCGTTGACGATGCCTTACCGCCGTCTACAGCCCCCACACCCACAGGAACACCCACACCCGATGCTCCGCCTATCCGCACTCCAAACGAAATTACCCCGGCACCAGTCGAAATCGTTGACCCAGCCGCACCTCCAGTCAGGCCCGTTGACGACACTCTACCGCCGGTTAACCCTGCTGACGAAACCCTACCTCCTGCTGACACAGTACCACCTGGCGCAACTCCCGATGCGGTACCCAATCCTGCAAACCCTGCTCCAGTAGTCGTTAACGCTGATGAAGTCCTCGATGAAGTCATCACTGGACTGAATACCAAACGCAAGAACCCCGGCAAGGAGTTCATGGAACTTATCCGTGCAACTACCGATGATGAAGGTTGGCGTCTTGACCCCCTTACAGGTCGTGCTGATGTGTCTGCAAGGACTCAGGAAGCTATCGACATGCTGACCACTATCAATAGGGTAGGGGCTAAGTCCATCGAGCGTTTCGCTAGGAAAGCTAACCTCACTTCGAACCAGCATACGGAACTCAAGGCTTCTCTACAGGCTGCGAACCGCCACCTATTCGACAAGATCAGCACCTTCCGGGAAGTAGTCAGGTCGATCAAAGACCCTAACCTCCGTAAGAATGCTAAGGCCACTCTTGAACGTCTCGAAAACGCTCAGTCCATCGTCAACCGTATGGACATGGAAGCCTCATCTGCAAGTGGTGCTGACCTCGCTATGCGTAGTCGAGCCAATGCGATCACGGGGGATCTCCGTCAGGTATCGTCGATCGACGAAGTGATGAAGAACAACCCCACGTTCACCAGGACTGAGGCACAGCTTTATCAGGAAGAGGCCTATAAGACATGGCTCAAGAACACCCAACAGAGTGAGATCATCCGTAAGATCACTGACGACATCGAAGTAGCCCGTGAAAGGGGAGACTTCAGTTCAGCAATTAGACTGATCGAGGAAAGACGCCTAGCTGAGAAGACTGCAAGAGATGAAGCCCGTAAGGACATGTCTCCTGAGGCTTGGAAGAAGTTCAACAGCGCCGCTAACGAAGTTTACGGCGGTCTAATCTTCTCGCCGGGTACACTCGGTATCAACTTGTTCACGGGTATTCCTAAGCTTCTGACTAAGCCACTGCTCAACACCCTCGTTGACGGCAATGCTTCAGTCCGTGGAATGCTTGTGTCCTATGATGTCATGCGTAAATCCGTTGGCATTGGTCTGAAATATTCGAAGAGCGTGTGGGATTATGAAAAGAACCCCTTCTACGCTAAACAGGCTGACTTCTTCGGAGGTGACGCTACTATCCCCGGCATCGCTGGACGAGCCGTTCGCTTCTATCAAACCTCTATGGACACTATCGACGGTGCTATGGCACAGGTAGCGTACCGTGGACATGTGGCAGCGGAAGACTACAACCTCGGTGTCCGTGTGGCCCGTGAGAACGGGATTACGAAGAAAGCTGATATTCACGAATTCGCTAAGAATTACATGGAAAAGGGACAGCTAGAAGCGTTTGAGGATACCTCAGGCACGACTACTGCCTTTGAAACAGCTATGCGTAACGGTCAGCGTAAAGGCTACAGCGGTGCGAAACTTGAGAACTATATCAAGAACTCTCTAGCCACAGACAAGACCTTCTTCAGTCACCCGACGAGGAAGGAAAGCCGATCATATACAGAAGAGTTGGTGTTCCGTAACAGCTTCAAGGGCGACACATGGTTGTCTAAACAGGCTATGGACATCGAGAAGAACTTTGCAGGTAACATCTTCTTCCGAGTGGGCCTTCAGGCATTCTTCAGGGCGCCTATCCGTATCTTCGAAGAGGGTCTACGCCTCACTCCTGGTCTGAACTTCATCACTCCCGGTTTCCTAGCTGATCTCAGAGGCAAAACCACGCCTACAAGGCAGATCAGGGCGCAGGGTGAAGCCTTGCTATCGCTGTCTCTCGGGGCAGGGGTTATGGCTATGTATGCTACTGGCTCTATCACAGGTAGCGGTCAGGGTAACGGCAAGCAGCTGAAGAACAAGCAGAACGCAGGTGATTGGGAACCCTACACCATCTACTTCCCGAACGGCACTAAACTGTCGTACAGGAACCTCGACCCTATCGGAACGCCCCTTAAAATCCTCGTCAACTCTCTTGAGGCCTACGAAAATCATTCTCTTCGCAAGAAGCAGGGTGAGTTTACGGATGTCTACGGCGACGAAGCGGCAGTTAAGGAACTACTCTCATGGGTCGGTATGGCGTTTATGCCCGCTGTCCGCGCCGTTAAGGACTCCAATGTTACTGAAGGTATCAACCAGCTCTACCAATTCGGCGAGTGGATGATCAACCCTGAAGGAAGCACAAGTACGGCTACCTCGTTCCTCACGGAAAAGGCCCGTATCCTCATCCCTAACACCTATACCCGTATCGATCAGGCATTTGGTGACGCTACCCCTATGCGTGAGCAGTCAGGGGTACTCAATGGCCTCCTGAACAAGATCAACCCACACCGGGGAGATACTCCAGTTCAGAGGGACATTCTCGGTAACCCTATGTACATCGATTACGGTCGTTCGATCATCTCAGGCGTGGCGTTCAACAACGACATCTACGCTAAGGATATCTCGGAAGAGGGTAAGGAAGTAGCACTCGCTCTTAGCGACCTTGAGAACACCTCAGGCGCAACGTTCGATAGACCCTTCAAATTCCCTCAACTCGGTAACGTCGATACACGGAAGGTCTACATGGCTGACGGTAAGACGACTTGGTACGATGCGATTTACGACAACTTCAGCGCCTTGAAACCTGAGCAAGCCCTAGCTCCTATCCTCACTGGATATGGTGCCGATGTGCTTGCCAACGGTAGACCATCTAACAACACCGGACCAGGTACGAAAGTCACTCAGGTGCGTAGTATCCTCGACAAATACCGCAAACAGGCAATCAACCAGTTCATGTCTTCCAATCCGGAAGCTATGGACCGCTACATGCAGGTTCAGCAAAACAAAGCCACAACATCTATGGGCGGGTTCGATTTGGACTAGCCCATAGTCCCCTTATTGGAAAGAATAAATGGCAGACTACAACACTTACGAAACCTACCAGGGGGACGGCACTACTAAAGACTTCGCTATCCCGTTTGACTATGTCGAGCGGGATGACGTTATCGTTGAACGTACCGCTGGCGACTCTGGATATGTTTACATCACTGACAATCTCATCCGCCTCGACACAGCCCTAGCGGTTGGTCAGGCTCTCGTTATCCGCCGTCTGACGGATGTCGGAGAACCCGTTACCGAATGGCGAAACGGTGCCGCTCAGACCGCAGAAATGCTCAACAGTTCGTTCGAACAGGTTCTTTACGCTACTCAGGAATCCATCGACATTGCCGAACGGGCGCTCTACCTCAGCCCCTTTGGTACTTATGATGCTAAGGGCAAACGGATTATTAACCTTGGTGCCGCCGTCAATGCCACTGATGCGACTACCAAAGGATACGCTGACGCTATCCTAACTTCGGCTAAGACCTACGCTACAAACGCAGACACTGCTGTAAAGGCATATGTTGACGCACAGTTGGCAGCGTTTGAACCTCCAGCTAGCGATGGTATTGATGAACGCCTTGGTACACAGGCCGACCGCGTTCGTATCAGAACCGCAGCACCGCAATTTAACACCACGAACGCTATTCCCACGGGTGCGCTCGACATCTCAGGTACTAATGCCGATATTACTGGTTTTAGATTCCTTGGTTATGATAGACCCTATCAGATCGCGGTTGTAACGGCAAATATGGATACTTCTCTAGGGACAGACAACTGGTACAATGGCGCTTTGTCACTCGCTGTCCGTAGACGATATGTTAACGAAGACTACACACGTGGATTAGCGTCCTTCACCTTGTCCGCCGACCCTACCACCGGAAAGGCACTTGGTGCTTTCGCTTCTTCGGACTTCGCTACCAATAGCACCACGGAGCCAATGAAGGTAGCGATTGATACCTACAACATCATCACTGAATACGGCGGTGACTTCCAGAACCTGCCAACGTTTGCAGGGGTACCCCTCGTAACAACTCTCATGCCGGAATTCGAGTATGGTGCTACCGTTGACGGTAACCTTGTTGTTCACGCTGGAAACCTCGTTGACTTCGGTATCATCACCGATTCCAACATTGATGACTATCTCACAGGTTGGGAGTTTGGCGCTCAGATTGCGATGAACTCAGGCTCAGGTGTGAACCTTACGGGCATCCCATCTGATGTTAACGAGATTATTGTGTTCCTCAAGGCCCTTTCGGGAACGGCTACGGCACATATTCAGGTCCAAGTGATCGAGGGTACTCTCAAAACCTCGGGTTACTTCTCTTCCACCACTACTCTTACCAACGCCGCCGCCGTTAGTGTTGTTACCCCTACTGACGCATTTGCTGTCTCGCCTAACCAATTAGCTACAAGCTTTTATAGTGGCTATGTCCGCCTTATGCGGAGTCCTGGCACAGTAGCTTGGCATTTGATTACAGCGGGACGCACAGGCTCTCACATTGAAGGCTATTGCGTTCTCGACAGTAGCTCTGTGGGAGACATTAGTGGGATTAGGGTCAGCGTAGCATCTGGCACCTTCGATGGGGTAGACGGAAATGTCCGTATTGGATGGAGAAAGTAAAATGGAACTTGTAAGAGAAGTTAATGTAATCACGGGTGAAGAGACTTTCGTTGAGCAGGACATCCCTCAGCAGAACTATGTCGAACCCGTCCCCAGCACCATCTCCGACCGTCAGTTCTTCGAGCAGCTTGCCAACATCGGTAAGATTTCCGAAGAAGATGCACTGGCCGCCGTTTCCATCGGTGCTATCCCTCCGGCGATCTCTACCTTCGTAGACGCTCTTCCACCTGCCGAACGCTTCAAGGCACTTATGCTTCTCAAGGGAGCTACCACCTTCGAACGCAATCACCCGGTCGTTCCCATCTTCGGTCTGTTCTTCAACATGACCTCGGAAGAAGTCGACCAACTCTGGCGAGACGCTTCGGTTCTCTAACGCTCCGTCTACCACCGTCAACACCTCCTAGCCCCTGCAGACAACTCTGTGGGGGCTTTTCTATTTCTACATTTCAAAGGCTCTATTATGACTAGACAGATTAACAAAGAAGGTCGGGATAAGCTTAAAGGCTTCGAAGCCCTCAGACTCAAGGCATACCTGGACGTCGGCGGTGTGTGGACGATCGGTTGGGGCCACATCAAGACCGCTAAGGCCGGCATGAAGATCACGGAAGTACAGGCTGAAGCCTTGCTTGCCCTCGACCTCAAGGAATACGAAGTAGCCGTAGAGAAGTACGTCAAAGTCCCTCTCTCAGACAATCAGTTCGCTACCCTCGTCAGCTTTGCCTACAACGTTGGCATTGGCGCTTTCATGAAGTCCACGCTACTCAAGAAACTCAACGCCGGACAGTATGATGCCGTCCCCAGCGAGTTGATGAAGTGGAACAAGGTTAAGGGTAAGACCGTTCGCGGCCTCACCAACCGTAGGGCCGCTGAAGCAGGTATGTGGGCTAAGGGCGAATATGTCTCTAGCAGACCCGTACAGCCTACAAAAGCACCTCAGACGATGCCAACCCTACAGAAGGTCGGTAATGGTCTTGCAGGAGCCTCTGCGGCGGCTGCAACGGCAGTTGAACAGCTGACCCCGTATGCCGCTTACTCCGATGTCATCAAACAGGCTCTAGTTGTGCTTGTTATCGTCGGTGTCGCACTCACCATCTACTCGACTATCCGGAAGAACAAGGAAGAGGCCGCTTAAATGGCCTTTATCCTCGCACTCAAATCTAAATTGACACTCATTCTAGCCGTCCTAGCCCTCGTTAGCATCGCCCTCGGGGTTAGCTACTGTCAGGGCAGGTCGGACGGGAAGAATTCCGTCATTTCCAACAACCACAAGATCACCACGGAGAAACTCAATGACGCAGCTATCGCTACGGACACTGTTAATCGCTGCTCTCGCGACCCTGCTTGCCTCATGCGCAACGATGGGTACAGGCGGGACTGAGGTTTGCTCTGCTTGGCGACCGATCACGTGGTCTACACAAGACACCGCTCAGACTGTTTCTGAAGCGAAGGGCAATAACGCAAGACAGAAAGTATGGTGTCCTAAATGACGACCCCAACACCCCCAAACACCCCATTCCCACCATATCCGGCCGTTGACCCCCTGGCATTCGCTAGGCTCCAGTTCGAAGTTGAATATCTCAAGGGTACGCTTACCGAACTCCGCGACGATATGAAGATTATCAAGAACGACTGGACAGCCGCTAAGGGCGGTACACGTGTCTTCATGGCCGTTGCCGCTATCGTAGGCTCGTTCGTGACCCTCGGTATCAATTTCCTAATCAAGAAGATGTAAGAATATGTCCAAGAAAGCCTCAGAAGACATCCTCGCTGATCTACACTCTGCCGTTGCTAAGACACTGCTCAAACAAGTTAGAGAACCTGAGCCTAGTGCGGTCATGATGAACGCAGCTATCAAGTTCCTTAAAGATAACGGCATTGAAGCCGACATCGCTCACAATCCTGACCTCGGTAAACTGGCTAAAGCCCTCCCGATGTTTGACGAAGACGGCGACGAGAAGGGCGATTACGTCAATTGAACACTCCAGCCGATGACCTCGAAAGGGTAAAGGCTGACTTCCGCGTATTCCTCTGGCTTGTATGGCAACATATCAACCTACCGAAACCCACTAAACTTCAGTATGACATGGCTTGGTATCTCCAGTGGGGACCAGTCAAGCAGTGCATACAGGCGTTTAGAGGGTGCGGAAAGTCCTTTATCACTGCCGCTTACGTCCTTTGGATTCTTCTCAACGACCCTCAGAAGAAAATCTTGGTTGTCTCCGCCTCTAAGAGCCGTGCAGACGCCTTTACCACCTTCGTACAGCGCCTAATCAACGAAATGCCTATCCTGGCTCACCTCAAGGCCAAACCAGGGCAGAGATGGTCCCGTATCGAGTTCGACGTAGGCCCGGCTTCTGCTGACCAGTCACCATCTGTTAAGTCCGTTGGTATCACTGGACAGATCACGGGTACACGTGCAGACATCATCATCGCTGATGACGTGGAAGTACTGAATAACTCAGCCACTCACGACATGCGAGAGAAGCTGACGGAACGTACAAAAGAGTTCACGGCTATTCTCAAGCCAGCAACGGATGTCTGGGAGCCTCGGGTCGTTTACCTCGGTACACCGCAGACGGAAGACTCCACCTACAACAAACTCCCTGAAACCTTTGATATCAGAATCTGGCCCGCACTTATCCCCACGGCTAAGGAAGCGGAGCAGTACGGCAGCAGCCTGGCTCCTTTCGTCCGCAAGCTGATGTTGGAGACGAAGGCCGGAACTACCGTAGACCCAGCAAGGTTTACAGACCTCGACCTAGCCGCTAGACGAGCCGAATATGGCCGTGCAGGTTTCACACTCCAGTTCATGCTCAACACACAGCTGAGCGACGAAGACAGATACCCCCTGAAGGTCAAAGACCTTATCATCATGGACATTCCGA